CGCCTCGCTTCGCGAGCTGACGTACGCGAACGGGCAGACGTCGAGCGTCTTCACGCGCACGATGTGCGTGCGGACGCCTTCGGGCGGCGCGCACGTGTACTTCCGGTGGAATGAGGCGTGCGACGCCGAAGGCGGTATCCGCAACTCGTCGAAAGCGCTCGGACCCGGGCTCGACGTGCGCGGCATCCGTGGATACGTGCGGGCTCCCGAGGTCGGCGCGTACCACATCGTCGAGCGCGCGGGGAACCGTTTGCTGCGCGTGCTCGACGCGCCTGAGTGGCTGATTCCGCTCTGCAAGAAACGCCGGAGCGCTAGCGTCGAACCCATGACGAACGCGGACGTGCGTGCTCGGATGTCGGATCGCGGGGCGGCGTGGGCGAAGTACGAGGCGGCCGAGAGCGTGCGGAAGTTGGCACGGTCGGCAGCCGGAACGCGGAACGACATGCTCAACCGGACGGCCTTCCGGCTCGGTACGCTGTCAGTCCTATACGGCGAACCGTCCGAAGACGCGGCTCGCGCGTGGTGCTTCGAAGCGATGAGCGCGGCCGGTGCGAACGACACGGCCGAGCAGCAGATGCGAACCTTCACGTCCGGTTGGGAAGCCGGACGGGCAGCAGAGACGGCGAAGGCCGTCGACCACGCTCCCGTCCGTGAAACGTAGAAAGGTGACGAGAGCGATGATCGACGACCAGACAGATAACCCTGAAACCGACCCTAGCACGCCCGAAACGGACGACTTCGCCGCAAGTATCGTCGGCGGGATCACCGGCACGCGCGAGCGTACCGATGAGCTTCCCGACGCGACGGCCGTCGTCGACCTTGACCAGCAATACCGGTTCCTGCCCGAGCACGTGCGACTCGACGAGCCGGTGCCGGGACCGAAGGAACCGGACAAGGTCGCGCGGTTCCTGCTGTACCTCTTCGCGGACGCCGGGATTCACCTGAAGCACTGGCGTGATGAGTGGTACCTGTACCGCGACGGCGACACAGGCGGCGCGTACCTGCGACTCGGCGGGGCGGACAACCGCTATGCCGTCGCCGACGCTGTGCGGACGCTGCTCGCCGACGCCACGTACATGCAGGTGACGAAAGACGGGGCCGAGCCGCGCCCGTGGTCGCCGAACACGTCGAGCGTGCGCGAGGTCGTCGAAGCGATGGCGTCACAGATGCGCATGAGGGAATCGATGGAAGTCCCGGCGTGGCTGCGCCGGTCCGAAGCGTCCGAGACCATGAGGGGCGAAGAGATCACGTGCGTCGCGAACGGCCTGCTGTGGTGCCCGCGCGAAGGCGGGACGGCAGCGCGGACCCTCGTCGAGCACACCCCGGCGTTCTTCACGGACACGGCCGTGGTCGTGGCGTACGACGCGGACGCGCGGTGCGACCGGTGGCGGAAGTTCCTTGACGAGCTGTGGCCTGGTGACGAGGACTCGCACGCGCTCTTGCAAGAGTGGTTCGGGTACGTCCTCGCGGGCTCGACGGGACTGCACAAGATTCTGACGCTCGTCGGTCCGCGCCGGTCGGGGAAGTCGACGATCGCGTGGGTACTTGAGCAACTGCTCGGCGGAACGGGGCAGGTCGACCACCCGACGATGGCGCGGCTCGCCGAGCCCTTCGGGCTCGCGCCCATGCTCGGGAAGCGGCTCGCGATCGTGGGAGACGCGCGTATCGGCAAGAGTGACCCCGCCATCGTCGAGAAGCTGCTCATGATCTCGGGTGAGGACCCGGTCACGGTGAACCGGAAGAACCGTGACGAGCTGAACGTCAAGCTCGGCGCGCGGCTCATGATCGTCTCGAACGACATGCCGGACCTTCGCGATTCGACGGGCGCGCTCGCGTCACGGTTCCTGCCACTGCGCATCCGGGTCGAAGGGTTCCTAGGCCGCGAGGACTTCAATTTGAAGCGGACGCTCGCCGACGAGCTGCCGGGCATCTTCACGTGGGCACTCGACGGCGCGGATCGGCTGTGGGACCGGGAAGGCCGGTTCACGCTCGGCGAAGCCGTGCAGCGGTCGATGGACGAAGTCGAGCGGTCCGCGAGCCCGATCAAGGCGTTCACGGGCGACCTGCTCGTGCTCGATCGCGCGCCTGAAGCCATCGCGCCGAAAGACGAGGTGTACGACGCCTACGTGCTGTGGTGCGCTGCTGAGGGGTACATGGCGAAGGGGAAGAACGTCTTCTTCCGCGACCTGCTCGCGGCGTACCCGGGACAGCTCGAAGTCGGCAAGAACCGCGTTGACGGGAAGCTCGTTCCCATGCTTCGCGGCGCTCGGATCGGCTCCGAATCCGGTTACTGAGCGTGACGGCCGAAGGGTGTGCCGGGATTCGGGGGATCTCGGCACACCCAAGGCGGAACAGCTACAGCTAGTCATCTCATAGTTACTTGGTAGGTTATCTAATCGTGATCTGTTCCGGGACGTGTGCCGATCGCTGTGCAGGGTTCCGTTCCTAGATAATTGACGCTGTGAGCTGGGGTGTTCCGGGTGTTCCTAGATTATCCTGATCTCTTATGTAAGAAGTTAAAAATTAGAACATATGTACAACAACATAGAATGTAGAACTGAAAATGCAACTGAACCCGGAACATCGGAACAGCGGCACGGAACGGGGTCCGAAATCCGGTTACGGAACGTGACATTCGAGAGGACGACCGATGGACGACGAGAGCGATCCGACGTACGAGCTTGCGCGGCGGCCGTGGTCGGGCGAGTTGAACGTGAACCCGTGGGATGCGATCTTGGGGGAGGTGCGCCGGAGCGCGTACCGGGCGGCGTGGATCGATGAGCGGGTCGACTTGGAAGCGAAGCGCGAGCGGGCGCTTATCGACGGCGGGGCGGCCGACTTCGACAAGGCGACGGATTACGAGATCGCGGTGCGCCTGCGCGGCGCTGAACTGCGCGAGTGGATCGAGCAGAGCCGCAAAGAGCGCGCGCACCTCACGAAGGTCGCGGCCGACGCGGTGCGCGCAGGGCTCTCTGAGCGATATATCGATTCCCTGCGAGCTGAGGCGCAGATGATCGCGCGGGCGCTCACGAAGGCGCTCGACGCCGCCGATCTCGACGCTTCGCAGCGCGCACGCGCGAGCGAGGCGCTTCGCGAAGCGCTCGCCGAGATGGGACCGGTTCTCGCGGCGCGGCAAGACAGCATGGCGGGCACGGTGGCCGTTAGGCCAGAGATCGGCCGCTAAGCGGCCTAGCGTCAACGCTGAGCGCCTAACCCCCGGTTTCCTATACCCGAGTACCCCCGGAATGCTTGCCAGCGCGTACAGCGCACGTGAGGCCGTTACCATCCTGTGACCATACAGGCAAGTTGAGCCGGGTCGACTCAAGTTCGCCGGGAACCGGGATAGCTTTCGAGAAGTGTTGTTCCCGCAAGTAATCCCGTTCCCGGCACGCAGAAAGCCCCGGCCGTAGCCGGGGCTCCCCTGGTGTAACTAGTCGAACATGCCCGTGTCGATCACGTCGTCACCGTTCCCGGTGTACGGACGCTGCTTGCGTCTGCGAGCCTGCGCACCCATCGCCTTGCGCGCGGTGCGCATCTTGTCGCCGCTGAGCTTGCTCAGCTTCGCGTGGTCGGGATTCTTCCCGGAACGGATGGCGTTCATGACCTCGCGAAATACGGGGTCGGCATCCTCCGGAATGTCCTGCTTAGGCATGGTTACTCCCCATCGATGATGTGGTCGGCCGCTTCGATGATCGCGTTCTGTGCGGCAATGTCTCGCTTGTCCTGCGCACTGAGGTTCTTCTTCGACTGGCCCATGATGCGCTGCTTCTCGCGCTTGGCAGTGGCCTTAGCACGCTCGGCTTCTTCTTTGCTGATCTTCAATCGATCATCCTGTCGTCTTGTGTCCGTTGAACTCTTACACAATACCATGCGCACACGGATGCCGTGTGTTGGGGGTGGGCAGTGATACCCCAAGGGGGTACCCCTTCAGGGGTTTCGCAACCCGTGGGCGACCTGCGGCGCGGGCGGGCACTCACGCGCCGGGCCGAAAATTCCAGGGTATCTGGAAAGCGCTTACCAAACGAGCCGAACAAAACCCCCGGCCTTGTGAGCCGGGGGTTCGGGAGACTGTCTAGCGGCGCGTCGAGCTTACCGCATCCGCACCTGCTCAGCGCTCATGCTGTGCCGGTCGGGACGCACCGGACCCTCGTACGTCACGAGCACTTCGCCGGTCGACCGGTAGCCGTACGACTTGCATCCGGCCGGGCACCGTGGGTAGATACGCGCTTCGTCGGCCTTCGACCTGGTCTCGTACCACCGTGAGAGCGCGTCCGTGTCGAGCTTGCCGAGCCCGCTCCCGTCGCAGACGGGGCACTTCTCGATCGTGCGGCGGCGCTGCGGAATCGGCTGGTAGCCGAGCCCTTCCGACTCCGCAAGCTCGACGTAGTGCACCCGCTTCCACCCGCCGAAGTCCTTCACGATGGCTTCCACGGTCTTCCATCGCGGGCACCGGCGCTTCGGCTTGTCCGGCGCGAGGTCGTTCAGGTTGGGCCAGTGCACGCGTTCGTCGGCGTCCGAGCGCCTGCACGTCGTGCACCCGGCGACGACGGCGCGGAACCCGCGCACCTTCATCGTTCCGTCCGGTTCGAGTGCGTCGAGCAGGTATTGCCCGGCGAACGCCTCGTACCCGTCGCGGTCGGCGTTCGCCGACGCAGGCCACGGCTCGAAGAGCACTTGCAGTACCGGAGGCTTAGGCGTCTTCATCTTCGCGTCCTTTCGTCTCGTCGCGGTGCTGCCGGTGGAAGCACGGCCACACCTGGTCGCACACGCAGCAGATCAGCGGCGCGTACCCGCACGGGATACCCCACCCGTCGCAATCGGGGTCGGTGCACCGCCACTTGTGCGGATGATGTGCCCCGGTGGGCGGGCACGGCGTGTCGGGGTTGACCCGCTCGAAGTACGGCATCATTCGCCCCCGTGCTCTTCTTCGAGTTCGTCGGCAAGCTCGACGAGGTGATCGACGTCGATCCCGTCCGCCTTGAGTTCCTTCGCCCGCTGCCGCAGCAGCGCCGGAACGGCGAAGCCGAGCACGTTCAGCACGGCCGCTTGCGCCGCCGTCTGCGTCTCGGAAAGCTGCACATGGTACGGGCCGAAGTCCTGATCAAAGGGATCGTTCCGCGTCGGGTTGACGTGCCGGAGGTCGTTCCACAACCGTTCGGCCGCCGCGTCGAGCGCATCCTTCCCGATGTGCGACCACGGCATGTCCTGCACGTCGATCGGGCGCTGTGCCTTCTTCGCCATCATCGTTCCCCGTTCTCGTATCGCACCTGAAGCTCGCGCTCGGCGCACGTCTCGCACAACCGCGAGCCGTTCGCCCCGATAAGCGTCGCGTGGTACACGATCTTCGTCCCGGGCTTGCACAGCGGCTTGAACCCGAGCGCCGAGAAGTGCACGACGCGCCCGCGCTTGTCCGTGATCGGGGTGTACTGCTTCATGTCCATCGTCGTTCGTCCTTTCGTCTGTGTCCTGCAACTCTAACATAAAAACCCCCGACCGTCCGGCCGGGGGTCTCCCTTACATGTACGCGACGTGCATCGACCCGACGGCGTACGCCGCAGCCATGTACAGCAGCAGGATCAAGAGCATCCCGGCCGCTGCTAGTGACCAGTCGTCCCAGATGATGACTTACCCGCCGTTCTCGAACGGCTTGCGCTCCATCTGCTTCTCTGCTGCGGCGACGCGCGTCGCCTTCCCCTGCGTGCGGGTCTCCCGTCGCGTGTCGCCTGCGGCCTTCCCCGACGCGCTGCCGGGCTTGTGTACTGCCATCGTTCGTCCCTATCCCTTCGTCTTGTTCGTGAACCACAACCGCTTGACGCGGTCGAACGCCTCGTATTCGACGTCGTCGACCGGTTCCATCCGCGCCGGGGTGGGCGAACCCGCGAACGGCGACCATCCTCCGGACGCCTGCCCGTGCGGGTTCTTCGCCGTGACCTTGCCGGGCTTGATCCCGCGTCGTTTCAACTCGGCGCGCTGCGCGCGCGTCTGCTTCGACTTCATCGTTTCGTCTCCTTCGCCTGTCGGTCGTTCTCTTCGGAGAGCCGGGCGCACTCTTCGAGCGTTTCCCCGCACGACGAGCACTCGCCGTAGTCCTCGGGGATCTCGTCGTCGGTGTACTTGCGCATGATCAGTCCTCGTCTTCGTCGTCGTGTTCGAGCGCGGCCGTGAACTCGTCGCTCGTCGGCAACGCGTCGAACGACCACATCCCGACCAGCTTGCAGGGATAGTAGTTGTGCCCGAGCGACTTCATCCGGTCCGGACCGCTGCCGGTGGCGAAGCGCCCGAGCGTGTGCGGCTTCGTCTGGAATCCCTCATACGATTCGAGCGTCTTCGTGTCGAAGTCGACCAGGTATCCCCACTCGGCATAGAGCGAGTCGTACGGGAAGTCGCTCGCGTCTTCGATGTATCCCGCTTTCAGGGTCTCGCCGAAGTCGCCGTGCGTCTTGCGCAGCAGCACGTACCACTCGTCGAGTTCCTTCGTCGACACGTTGCGGTCGGCGTAGTCGGCGAGCGCCTGCTTCTCTTCGTCGGTGGGCGGCGTGTCCTGCTTGACGACCTTGAGCCCGCGAGCGAGCTTCGCGACGTTGTCGCCGGAGTCGACGAGCAGCAGCGCGCGCAGCGTCTCTAGGACGTCAACGCCGACGCCGCTCGGGTATGAGTCCCAATGCATGTAGCCGATCTTCGGCTGCCCGTCGATCACGAGCCCCATGAATCCGCGTGTTCCCATGTCCGTGTCCTTTCGTCGGATGATCGGAGGTAGCGCCTCCCCTGGACACTCCGGCCGAAGCCGGAGTATCGCAGGCAGGTTCTATCCGAGCGCGAAGCCGAGTACGGCCGCGATGATGAAGAGTCCCGCGAGCAGGATGCAGGCGAGCGCGAGGTGCTTCCACACGCCCATGCTTACCACTTCCCGAAGGTGTCGAAGCCGTCGTACGCGTCGTGAATGATGCCGGTGAACTCGTCGCGCCACTTCCACGGCACCGACTGCTCGTCGAGCCACGCGCCGACGCGCTTCATGAGTTCGACGTGCAACGCCGAGCAGGATTCGCCGTTCTCGCCACGGTAGCCGTACGCCGTGTCGAAGTCGATCCGGGCGAAGTGCATCGGGGTCTCGTACCCGTCGTCGACCTCGTCGTGAGGCTGCGCCCACGTCCCGGCAACGCCGAAGTAGATGTACGTCCACGCCGGGAGCCCTTGACCGACCAGCGTCGAGAACGAGGGGGACAGCTCGGCGCTGTCGTCGTTCCACGCCTGCTGATCGGGGGTCCGGCCGACCTCGTCGAACTCGGCGAGCGCGCACTTCACGACGTACTGAAGCGCGGTGATGTCGACCGGGGCCTGAATGAACATGTCGGTGCTGAGAGTCATCATTTCGTCCTTTCATCCTGGAATCTAGCGTTCCCCGCGTGGGCTCGGCTCCCCCGATGCCGAGCCCCACGGCCAGCGCTAGTCCTTCACGATGTAGTCGACGACGCCGTTCGACACGTGCGACATCTGCCGGACGTACTCACGAACGAGTTCCGGGAAGTACCCGCGTGCGTCCGTCTTCGCGTCGTCGATGTCGAGCCCGTACTCATTCGCCCACACGTGCGGGTCGATCTCGAACTCAAGAGTGACTTTGACCTTCATGTTCTTCATCCTATCGTCGTATCGTCGTGTACTTGAATATTATCAGAGTCCCCCGGGGCCTGCGCCCCGGGGGTCCTCCGAACTACCAGCGAAGGCCGATCGCGTTCTTCACCTGCCGGTGGAAGGGCTTTTCTTCGGCCTTCGTCAGCGCCTTGTCGAAGTCCCGCACGAGCGCCTTGTGCACCGGCTTGTGGATACGATCGGCTGCCAGTGCGAGCAGCGCAGCGCGGTTGTCGGCCTGCGCCGCGCCGACGCCGCCGTGCGACACCCGCAGTTCCTTGGAAAGCTCGCGTTCGGCCTTCGCCTTCTCTTCGAGCGCCCCCGCGATGAGCACGCCTTCGGTCGCGTCGTACGAGAAGGTGAACGGCTCGGGCTTGACCTTGTCGCCTGCTGCACGGCGCGCTTCGCGGTGCAGCCGCTTCGCGGCTTCGTACGCGGCGTCGGCGATGGCGTACTTCACGTCGGCGTACGCCTGCCGGTCGGTGCCTTCGGCCTCGTACGCCGCCTTCATGGCGTCGTCGCGGGCCGCAGAGGTCTCGGCGAGCGCCTGCGCCGTGGGAGACGCGTCGGGGGTCATCATGGCGTGGTCGCCGTTGTGACCGTGCTCGCGAACGCACTGGAAGAAGTTCTTCCCGGGCTCGGCGATGCGGGACAGGCAGCGGCCGGGCTTGATCTCGGCCTTCGCAGCGGCTTCGGCTTCGGCGATAGCTTCGGCTTCGGCGTAGAACACCTGCACGTCGGGGGACATGGTCGCGAGGACGTCGGCCTTCGCGATGATGAGCGCTTCGATGAGCTGCGCCTTCGCCATCTTCGAGCGTCCGGCGATCTTCGCAGCCTTCGCGAGTTCGGCGAGTTCGGCGCGGGTCATGTCGCTGAGCTGAGCTTCGTACGTGATCATCGTTTCGTCCTGTCGTCTCGTTGTCTTGCTTGTCCCCTAAGCCTACGCCGGGTCAAGGGTGCTGTCTAGTGACTCTGACATAAATAATCGAACTTATTTTTGTAGGGTTCACGGTAACACCTAGGGGTCGACGAAAACCGGACCCCGAAGGGTCCGGCTTCCCTAGATCAGCGCGGCGACCGCGAGCGCGAAGACGCCGAGCAAGACGACGTGCGCCGCCTGATCGAGCTTCGGCAGCGCTTCGCGGTCGGCGTCGATCCACCCCGACTTGCCCATGAAGCGCGCAAGCGCTTCGAGCGTCCATCGCCGGTCGATCACGTAGTGCGTGATCCCGTTCAGGATCAACGCCGACCACACGACGAGCGACGACGCGGCGCTGAACTCGACGTCTTCGACGTTCAGCGCGAAGGCGAGTACACCCGCGAGCGTGGCCGTGTACGTCAGCGCGTGCAGAGCGCAGTTCCGCCGACCTTCGGCCGAGCGAGAGCCGGTCAAGCCCTTGTGCTGTGCCTGGTGATCCGTCTGCACGAAGTAGTCGGCGAGATAGTGCCCGATCAGGAATGCAGCGAAGACGGTTGCGAACATGTCATTTCATCCTTTCGTCGGTCCCGGCCGCGAGGCCGGGACCCTCTTACGGAGCGATCTGCCGGACGACTACCGTGTGCACGGTTCCGTCCTGGTCTTGCATCTGCGAGCTGTGCGCGGGCGACTGCCAGTCGACCGCCATGTTCACCGCAGGCTGCACGGCGTCGAGACACGTCGTGCAGATCGGACCTTCTTCGGTCTCTTCGATCGGGTGCGTCGTCTCGACGTCCCACCCTTCGATGTATCCGGGGTAAAGCGGCATCTGCTGTCCTCTCTTCGTTGTTCGGCAGTCTAGACGCTGCCACACGCCGAGTTCGGCGGCTGCCCGGCGATCGGTGCCGGGTGGTAGTTACCGCAGATCGTGCACGGTCCCTTCATGGTTACTCACCTCCCTTCGCACACGCTTCGATCTCGGCCGCCGTGGCAACGCGGATGCCGTAGTTCGAGCCGCGCTTGCACTCGATCCACGTCGCGTGCACACCCTGCGTCGGAATAGTCCGCGTCCGTAGCATCGCGTCGAGATCGGTCATGAACATCGGGTACCGCGTGCCGGTCACGAAGTGTCGCCATATGAAGTAGGCGGCGCTCCGGCCGCGTGCGTACCCCTCGTACACGAGAACGGCCTTCATCGGCTCGGGCGTGCGCCACTCGGGCGGCGCGTCGTGCCGCTGCTGCGTGTCCTCGTCGTACCACCATTGCGTTTCGGGGTAGTGCATGAGGTTCCCGTTACGGTCGTACGGGGCCTGATACGTCTTCGGCTTCGCCATCCTTCGTCCTTTTCTCTGTCGTCTTGCAGGTGCATCCGAAGCCGCTCATGCGGTCGACGGCGCACGTCTCGGCGTGGTGCCACGGAATCGACGGGCATTCGTACGCCGTCGAGAGCGGCACGAGCGCCGCGTGATTGTGGTCGTACTGCTGCCAGTGCCAGCCGGTACCGTAGTTCACTTTCCGCACTCGATTCGCGCCATCGTTCGAATGAGATGCACGGTTGCCTCGCGGTGCGCCGAGTCGACGAACATCGGAGAGTGGTCGATTTCGTCGGCGATCTCGTCGAGTACGGCCGGACGTACGGCATCGACGAGCCACTTCGCTACCAACTCTTCGGGGATGTCGTACAGATTCGTGTCGCCGTAGTCCGTGATGCGGTTCATCTCGTCGAGTAGCGCTCGCATAGCAGGCGTTCGCTCGACGCTGCTCACTTACCGCCCCCGTTCGGCTTCGGGTTGCAGGTCGGGCAGAGCGCCGAGCAGCTATCGCACTTCATGATCATGATCCTTTCGTCGATCGTCGAATTACATCATAGTACCACGAAGGGCCGACCCCGAAGGATCGGCCCTAAGCGGTTATTCCCACGGCCACCGGCCGTCGCGCCCGGCTTCGAGCGTCTGCATGATGCTGAACGCCGAATCCGAGAACCCGCCGAACTCGTGCCGGTTGCCCGACCCGGTCGGCATCATCGACGCCTCGTACCCCGCGAGGTTCCACGCGTACAGCGGGACGTTCGCGGGCACCGAGTCGGCGACCTGCGTCGCGCCGTAGTAACGAGCGTGCCCGAGCGTCTGCATGTCCGTGAGGATCACGACGCGATCGTGCCCGTTGAACGTGGCGCGCACGGCTCCGGCGATGTCGGTTCCGTGCCCGGCTTCGCCGACGCGGTTGACAAGCTGCGTCGTCTGACGCAGCACCGACCCGCCGTAGGCGAGTTCGTGCCGGAACGTGCCCGTCGCGAAGCCGTACAGGTCGACCTTCGCAGCGCCGCGCGCGAGCGCGACACCGAAGAGCGCCGCCGCTTCGACGTAGTGCACCTGCGAGCGGTCCGACAGCGGCGTACGCATCGACGCCGACGTGTCGACGAGCACGAGCGTGCGCCCGCGCAGCTTCGGCACGTTCGCCGTCGACAGGTCAAGCGCTTCTTCGAGCGCCTGTCCCCACCGGAGCGACGGAGCAGCCTTGTACGCCGACAGGTACCGGTACGGAAGCTGTCGCGAGGATTTCACGCGCTCGGGGTCGGCGATGATCTCGGCGACCTTCTTCGCGTGCGCCTTCGACACTCCGGCCTCGTCGAAGCCGCGAAGGTTGCGGATCAACGCCATGTAGCCGAGCGCGTCGGCGTCAATGAGCGCTTCCCACAGCTTCCGCTTGTCGATCTTGTCGCCCCCGAGCGAGAGCGCGTCTTCCCACGTGAGCCCGGCCGCGCGCAGCTTCTCGACGTCGAGCAGCAGGTTCGGGTTCGAACCGACGAGACGGCGGTACTGCGAGTTCTTCGTGAGCAGCGGGAACAGCTCGGGGTCGATGCTCTCGCGCCCGTGGCGACGGTCGATAGCGAACTCGAAGAGATCGCCGGTCGGCGTGTCGCGCACGTCGGGGTGCGTGGTTGCCGGGCACACCGTGTCGACGACATCGCCGAAACGGTAGCCGTGCGACGGCGTGTCGTACTTGAGAAGCGAATACTCCGTGTACAGCGGCTTCCGGCTCGTCTTCATGCCCGAGATCGCGTCGGCGATGCCGCGCTTCACGGCGATCGGGATCGAGCGCCCGTACTGCGCACGGCAGTACGCGATCATCTCGCCGGGCTCGTCGGCGCGCTGTAGCACCGAACGCACCACGGCGCGCGCCGTCCGCGACTCGTGAAGTGGCAGCTCGCCGTCGCGCGCGAGCGTCTGCATGGTGCGCGCGTACTCGACTGCGCCAACGATCGCCGACGTGCGGATGTTGGCTTCGGTACGGAGCCACTTCAGGAACTCGGCCGCCCACGTGGGATCGGACGCGGCGACTTCGCGCACGAGAGCGACGAAGCGCTGAGCGCCTGCGTCGGGGGTCTCGTAAAACGTCTTCTCGCCGAAGAAGCGGCCGACCGCGAGCACGAAGAGTTCGCCCTTCGCATCGCGCTTGAATCCCTGCGCGCCTTCGCCGGTCGTCAGTCCGACCTTGCGAGCGCTCGCGACGGGCGACGTGGTCGCCGTGCGCGTTCCGGGCTTGTTGAACTTCGTCATGATGTCCTCTCGTTTATAGGGGTGGGAGGACTACACCCGAAGAAAGCGGCGCGCGAATCCGATCGAGATCGGAACGTTAGGTGCTCTGCCATTGAGCTACCGGTGGGTAAGCACCGGACGGGACTCGAACCCGTAACCACCCGCTTAGAAGGCGAAGTAACCGTTCTCTGCACTTCGCGCACCGCTCTTCAGTTGAGACCTCCCGATTCACAGTGCGTGCGGCTTGATAACCAGTATCCAAAACGGGTGAAGTATCCGCGCGCGTCACATCGGGAGATGTGAAAATTATGAGGCTGCCCGAATCAAAGTCGGTTCCGGCGTCTTACGACCGATGCTCTATCCACTGAGCTATCCCCCGATGATCGGGGGAGCAGGATTCGAACCTGCGACTCTCGGTTCCCTTGAAGTATCCGTAACCTTCACTTCGAGCAACCATGAAATTGAGACCGCTCGAATCGAAGTGGCTCCGGTGAAAACCGCGCCATGCGGCATCCCCAAGTGGTGGGGATGTTAGGAATCGAACCTGAAGTAACCGTAACCGTCACTTCGAGCGGTGCATGATTCGAATATACACGAGCGTCGAAGCGCCCGCAACCGGGTATCGGTCTTCGGCGTCGTCGCAGGTCAAGGCCGGTACCGCGCTGCCGATCGGCTCGTGATAAAATTTTCTCATCGACAACACGACGAGAGGACAACCGATGCAACTTGTCTGGCATCTTGACCCGAAGCAGATCAACATTCAGCGCTCGCGCAGCGCCGCGTATCAGTACACGCTGATCAACTACAGCGACGGCCGCGCCGAGCTGAGCGTGCAGCACCGGGGCGACCGGCCGAGCGAGACCCCGATCAAGCGGTTCGTCTACAAGAACCGCAACGGTGCCTTCGGCGGCGCGCAGCGCTTCGAGAATCAGCACGGCTACCGCGACCCCGCGCACCACTCGCCTGCCGAGATCGTGCCGTTCCTGCCCGAGCTGCCCGTGCAGATCGTGATCGTGATCCGCTCAGCACAGCAGAACGCGCAGGCGGCGCGGAATACGGTCGACCGGGGCGATGCGCTCGAAGCGCTTTTCGAGCAGGAACGCGCGACGTACATGCGCCTCGTTACATCGGTACTGTGCTGCGCGATGTACGACTGTTACGCCCGGACAGAGATCGACACGCCGTGGTGCGCCACGCACCGCGAAGCAACGAAACGACGGAGGACTAGACATGGCACAGCGCCCGCCCCGGACGGGATCGCGGCCGACGCCGCGCGATCCGCAGACTGAGCAGGTTCGCGACCAGCTTCCGAAGGGGAACCCCTTCGCGAAGAAGTACGGGCCGAAACCGGAGGACACGCGTTGATCCTTGCCGACATCGATCTGTGGGACTTGCAGCGTCGTCACGGCATCGTCGAGCCGTGGAACGCCGACCACCTGCAACCGGCGAGCATCGATCTCACGCTAGGGAACGAGTTCATCGTGAACGGCGTGAAGCAGGTGCTCGCCGACGACGAGGCGTATCCGCTTGCGCCCGGCGAGTTCATCCTCACGACGACGCGCGAGGTCGTGTACGTCCCGAACGGCTACGCCGCTCGGGTCGAAGGCCGATCGTCGTGGGGTCGGAAGGGGCTGCTCGTGCACGCGACGGCCGGGTTCGTTGATCCCGGCTTTCGGGGCACGATCACGCTCGAACTGAAGAACCTCATGCAGACTGCGACGCTGCGGCTCCCGGTGGGCGAACGGTTGTGTCAGATCACGTACCTGCGCTGCATGAGCCGTTCTGAGCGGCCGTACGGTTCCCCCGACCTCGGGAGCCACTACCAAGGGCAGTCCGGAGCCACGCCTAGCGTGCTCTGACCTGCGAAAACACACGCTCTGAAATAAATCGGGGGACCCCCTTGCAGGGTCCCCCGATGCCATGCTAAATTTATTTCACGAGCAAGACCGATACAGACGATAGGACGAAACGATGGACTTCACGACCACCCTCACGAACATGACCGTTGCCGACCTGCGCAAGGTCGCCGCCCGCTTCAACATCACCGGGCGTTCGACCATGAAGAAGGCCGAGTTGATCCGCGAGCTGAGCGACCCCGACATCGCCGATGTGGTTGAACTGTCAATCTCTCTCGACGAGACGGCCGAGATCGAGTCCGACGAGGTCACCATGAAGAGCATCATCGACGCCGAAGCCGACGCCGTATGCGAGCAGGCTCGACGTCTCGCCGAGTACGACGCCGAAGACGAGGCGGCCGAGATCGACGCCGCGATCGATCGCGACGTCGAAGCCGGTACCTACAGCTACACGAACGAGGTCGCCATTCTGCGCGACGCTCCCGGCCGCGCCATCGTCACGGCCGCCTTCGACGGCCGCACCGTGGGCGGGTCGATCGAGCGCCGGGGCAAGCGCCTCGTGTGCCGCGCCGAAGGCGTGCGGGTCACCGGCAACACCTTCGAGCAGGTCGCGAAGCGGCTCGCGAAGGCACTCGGCTTCCACGCCGACCGCATCGACGTCGCCCGCTCGTTCTGATAAGTTCGGAGGGCAGCTAACAAGGGCCGGTGCTCAAGGCGCAACCTAGATCGCACCACTTCCACGCCCGAGCACCGGCCGCTCGCGACACAGGATGAAATCATGACGATCATGACTACGACCAGGCACAAGGCGAAGCCGTCACACCGCGACGGCCGGGCCGGTGTGTATCGCTCGAACGCGGCGCGCAAGTCCGATCCGTTGTGGCGCGATCTCGTCGCCGGAGCCGTGTTCTTCACGGCGCTCTGCGTCGGCGTGCTCGTGATCGTCGTCGGTGGCCTGGTCGTGTTCGGTTAGAGAGAATGGACAGCATGACAGTGAAGGGCAAGCACGCGGCAACGCCGCAGCTAACCGCGCTCGAACTCAAGGGATTCGCTCAAGGGGTGGAAGCACTCGCGGCGCAGCTTGAAATGGGGCTCGCCGACGACGCGACGAAAGAGCAGCGGACGGCGGCCGAGAAGGCGGCGCAGGCGATCATCCGGAACGCGCCGCTCGCGGTTCGCTCGATTCACCGGCTCGAAGACTTCGCCGATCGGATGATCGAGCGCAGCAGCGATCGACGCGACGAGATCATGACGTCGATGTTCGGACCCGACACGGCGTGAAGCTCGATCCGAAGCGCGTCGGCCTCATGCTCGTGATCGTCGGCGCGGTAATGACGCTCTCGGCGCTCGCACTGATCGCGCTCGCCGAGACCTATCTCAAGGTGGGACCATGAATGTTTGGCCGTACGTCGTAGGCGTGGCAGTGCTCGCGGCCGGTCCGATCGTCGGTGTCGTGCTCGGTTCCCGAGCCTTCGACGCCGACGACGAGGCCGAACCGGAGCCTGCGGAGTGCACCGACGACACGACACAGATCGAGCGGGTTACCGACGCTGATCAGTACATGTACTAGATAACGACGAAGGGAAGACATAGGATGAAAATCGTGACTGTTTATGAGCCCGGCGACCTGCTGACGGCCGCGCAGGCGGCCGATCATTTCGGGTACTCGCGCGACCACTTCCGGAACATGCTCGACATGAGCAACAAGGCAGCCGACCCCCGTCTGATCTGCCTGAAGATCGAGACCGACGAATCGTGGCGCAGGGTGAACCGGAGCCGTGCGCGGTTCGTGTTCGAGTACGACGCGCTCAAGTCGTGGTACGACGGCCGTCAGCGGCGGCCGAGTGTCAAGGCGAAGACGTGGGCGCGACGCGGAACGCCGAGCCCGATCCTGTAGCAACACGAACGGCCGCCTTCGGGCGGCCGTTTTCGTATACTCACGGTATGCACGCGCCTGAATCGCCCGACCTCGCGACAGAGATCATTGCCGCGCTCGACGACGCCGAGCGCGCGAAGATCGACTACACGGCCGACCCCGTCCGGTGGGCGACCGACGTCGGCGTGCACCTGTGGTCGAAGCAGCGCGAGGTGATTCAGAGCGTGCGCGACAACCGGCGCACGGCCGTGCATTCGTGTCACAACGTCGGCAAGACGTTCACGGCGGCCGTGACGGCGGCGTGGTGGATCGCCTCGCACAAGCCCGGTGAAGCCTTCGTGCTCTCGACTGCGCCGACCGCGCCGCAGGTGAAGGCGCTGCTGTGGCGCGAGATCGGCCGCCTGCACGGGCGGGCGAACCTCTTCGGCCGCGTGAACCTCACAGAGTGGTACATCCCGAACGATGCCGGAGGCGAAGAGTTGGTTGCCTTCGGCCGGACCACGTCGAAGGACAACGAAGCCGCGTTTCAGGGTGTGCACTCGAAGTACGTGCTCGTCATTCTCGACGAGGCTTCCGGCGTCGACACGAAGATTTGGGAAGCGGCCGAATCGATCGCGTCGAACCGGCTCTCTCGCATCCTCGCGATCGGGAACCCCGACCTGCCACACTCGCCACTCGCTACGGCCTGCAAGCCGTCGAGCCCGTACAACGTCATTCACATCGGGATCGAGCACGCGCCCGCGCTCACGGGCGAAGACGTCCCGGCCGAACTGCTCGACTATCTGATCTCGCCGGAGTGGGCGGAAGACCGGCGCACCGAATGGGGCGAAGAGTCGGCGCTGTATCAGGCGAAGGTTCTCGGGCACTTCCCCACGGGCGCGGCCGACCCGTGGCGCGTGATCTCCGAAGTGCACGCCGCCGCGTGCCGCTACATCGAACCGGCCTACGACGCCGACCCCGTGCGCGTCGGCGGGCTCGACATCGGCGCGGGTGGCGACCGTACGGTGCTCGTCGAGCGCGTGAACGACGCTGTCGGGCGCGTCGAGTCGTTCAAGGAACGCGACCCCGAAGCGGCGGCCGAGAAGCTTGCCGACGTGATCCGGCGATGGCGTCTCACGCGCGTCAACGTCGACACGATCGGCGTCGGGTGGGGTCTCGCCGGGATGCTACGCAAGGAACTCAAGGCCGAAGGCGTAGCGATCGAGAGCGTGAAGTTCTCGGACCGCTCGAACTTCCCGAAGCGCTTCGTGAACATCCGCGCCGAAGCCTGGTGGCACGGCCGCGAGCTGTCCCGCGACAAGGCGTGGTCGCTTGCGAACCTAGACGATGATGCGATTGCCGAGCTGACGATGCCGCGCTATCTGGAGAAGAACGGCCGCATCCTCGTCGAGCCGAAAGAGGACGTGCGGGAACGGCTCGGCCGTTCCCCCGACATCGCCGATGCGCTGCTGCTCGCGTTCTTCGACGGCATTTGGATTCCGCCCGTGTCGGACTCCCGGCAGGCGTTCGACGCCGCCGACCTCACGGGAGGCATCGCGGGTCCCGGTGCCGTGTTCCCAAACTCGTTCATCCCCGGGATGCCGGGCGGCGCTCCGACGAGTCTCGTCGGGAAGCGTCTCGCCGAGACCGGGCACATGTGGTTCTACCGAAAGCAGTGAGCCCGCCCCTTCCGGGACGGGCTCACGCTGTCGAGCAGGTTAGTCGTCGGCGACCATCGACAGGAACACATCGGCGATCACGGCACCGGGGCGGCCGGGCATCGTGACGAGGCGAGCGCCGAGCGAGCGCGCCCGCGCGTCGGCCCCGATGATGAAGGTCTGAAGCTGCGAGCGCACGTCGGTCGCCACGGCGTCGCCGAGCTGCGCGAGCTTCCGAGCCGCAAGGTTGCGTCGGGTGGTCAGAACGTTGATCGTGTTGAGAGCCTGAGCGTTCATCGTTTCATCCTTTGTCCGTCGTCGTGTCGGTCCCTGAATACTATCAGAGTTCCAGCGTGCCGCACGTGCGGGACCCTACAAAGATTGAGGAAAAAATTTGTTGTCGGCCGACAGGCGCGCGTCGCGCCCACGCGATAGGCTCGAAGGACACGACGAGAGGACGAAACGATGAAGTGGGAAAAGCTCGAAGAGCTGAACGAGTGGACCGGCGAAGTTCGGGTGCGCTACATCGCGCAGGTCAACACGAGCGACCGCACCGGCCGCGCCTATCTTCAGGTGCACGAGGTCGGCGGCCGGTGGTACTGGTCGGCGAACATCATCGTCGCGCACAAGCCGAAGCTGACGCGCTACGCGTACGGTACGTACGCTGTGACGCCGTACTCGCTCGGCGTGGCGAAGGGATGCGCGATGCGCCGAGCCCTGAAGACGATCCGCCGCGTCGAACGACTCGGCCGAGCGGCTTAGAATCCCGCCCGATTTCCGCCCCGGACTGTACGAACGTCCGGGGCTTCGTCATGTTCTTTTGCATAACCGTACGAATCTATTATGTTACATTCGCGATATGAATGAAGAAATCGCACACCGTTTCGCGTACCACCCGCCGAAGAACGAGGCGGCCGTGAAGGCGCACGAGAAGGTACGAGCGTTGCTCGGCGATGTCGCGCAGACACTCGACGAGCTGCTTCCGGCCGACCGGCCGCGAGAGAAGGCGCTCGTCTCGACGCATCTCGAAGATGCGATGTTCGCGGCGAACGCCGCCATCGCGCGCAGCCGGACGGGGGTGGAAGGTGGCTAACTGGCGACTCGCGAAGAGTCTGATCGTCCTCACATCCGAGATCGAGTACCTGTTTCCCGACACAACCGTGTGGGACATCGGCGACAAGTCTCATCAAAGCACGTGGTCGGACCATAACCCTAACGTCTGCTGCGACGTCGTGTGCGCCGTCGACATCCTGCCCGACGCCGGGCTTAACCTCCCGAAGTTCGTGAAGCACATCGTGACGTATCCGCACCCGAACTTGCGGTACGTGATCTTCGACGAGCTGATCTATCAGCGGAAGAACGGCTTCAAACCGCAGCCGTATCACGGCATCAATAAGCACAAGAAGCACGCGCACGTGTCGGTCGGCAACGGGCCGGACGGGCGCAGCACGCACGATTACGACAACACGGGTACGTGGGACATCGACGATCTCGGCAAGACGCCGTCGAAGCCTTCGACCCCTTCGAAGCCGAGCACCGGCACGGGCAAGCTGGGAGACAAGATGCCGACGATTCAGCGCGGGAACAAGGGCAGCCGGGTTCGGATGCTGCAAGGTCTGCTGTTGGCGTGGGGTCACAAGATCGCGCTTGACGGCATTTTCGGCGACGACACCGACGAAGCCGTACGCGAGTTTCAGCGCAAGTACGCGAAGCCGGTCGACGGCATTGTCGGCCCGATCACGTGGAACAAGCTGCTCGGACTTTGATCGGAGGGACGTCATGAAGGACGACAACACAAGCGCCCCGCGAACGACCGTGTACATCTTCGGGGCGGCCGTGCTCGCTCTCGTCATGTACTACATCGACGCCGAAGTGCAGGAAATCGCGCTATGGCAAGCAGCGCTCGCAGCGGCGATCCCGTTCGGCGCGCTTGTGCTCGCCACCGTGAAGGCGTGGCCTAAGCGGAAGGGACCCGACCAGGATGCATGACGACTCCGTGCTCTTCGTGTTCATGCTCGCGCTCGCCTGCTACCGCGTGACGCGCTTCGTCGTGCAGGACACGATCGCGGAACCGATCTTCGGACGGCTTCGCGACGCGCTCGAATCCCGGTGGATTCGCAAGCACACGCGGCCGGGATCGCCCGAAGAGTTCGACGCGATCGAGTCCGAGAAGTTCAATTCGAAGCTGGCGTACCTGCTCTCGTGCCTGTGGTGCCTAGGATTTTGGGTGTCGGGAGCCGGATCATTGCTAGTATCGGTGGCGTACGGGCTCGATTACCTTATGTTCGCGTTGCTGTGGCTCGCGACGTCGACCATCGTCGGCTTGATCGGGCGCATCGATTCAGACTAGGGGTGACCATGCGGCTACCGGCGTTCAACAGCGTGACGGCGTCGGCCGCCGTCATTCCGCCGCGCCGGATGCATGATCCCGAGTACACATCCGAGCAAGATCAGCTCTGGGACTACTATCAGCGGCTCGAAGAGTTCTCGGCTGCGGTGAACTGGAAGGCGAACGCGATCTCTCGCGTTCGGCTCATCGCAGCCGAGTTCATGCCGGGAGGCGACGAGCCGATTCCGATCACGGAAGGGCCGATTGCTGATCTCGTCGCCGAGTTCGCCGGAGGCATCGGCGGGCAGTCGCAGATTCTCGGCGAGACCGCGATTCACCTGAACGTGCCCGGCGAAGGCTGGCTATGCGGCGTCGAAGACATCTTCGGCGAACGTACGTGGAAGGTGTACAGCGCCGACGAGCTGCGGATTCGCAACGGCGAGTATCAGGTGCGCATCGGCGAAGGCTCGCGCGCATGGGAGCCGCTTCCCATTGACACGCTCGTCGTCCGTTTCTGGCGTCCGCATCCCCGGTGGGGATGGCGGGCGACCTCGCGCGCCGCCTACGCGCTCGGCGCGATGAAGGAACTTGACCTGATCAATCGCCGGATCATCGCCGAGACCATCTCGCGCATGGCCGCGAACGGCGTGATCCTGTACGACCGGGGGAAGCTCAGCTTCCCCGAGCTGCCTACGCCTGTCACCGCCGAGTCGGTCGACCCGTTCGCGCAGATTCTCGTCGATGTCGGCTCGAAGGGTGTCGCCGACCCGACGAGCGCGCAGGCGACGATCAAAATCCCGATCGGCGCTGATCTCGGCGACTCCGACGTGAAGATTTCCGACCTCATTCACGTGATCGACCTGTCGAACCCGTTCTCTGAGCGGATGCTCGATCAGCGGAACGCGGCCGTGACGCGCCTTGCGACGGCGCTCGACATCCCCGCCGAGCAGTTGACGGGGCTCGGCGACATGAACCATTGGGGCGCGGCGCAGATCGAAGAGTCGGGCATCAAAGTGCACATCACGCCCGACATGGAAATGATCTGCCATGCCTTCACGGAAGGGTTCCTATACCCGACGCTGCTCGCCGAAGGGGTCGCGCTCACCGGACCGCGAGGCGGCCGGGCGGTTATCTGGTATGACCCGAGCGAGATCGTCATGCGGCCGGACCGGTCGCAAGTCGCGCTCGAAGCGTACGACCGTGGCGAGCTGTCCGGCCCGGCGCTGCTGCGCGAACTCGGCTTCTCTGAGAGCGACCAGCCGGACGAAGCCGAGCTTGAGCGGATCATCGAACTGAAGCACCGGCTCACGGTCACGACGGAAGTCGTCGCCTCCGAAGACGACAACCGCAATAACGAGACGGTCGACACCGGGAACCCCGACACGACTGAGACGCAAGAAGGCGGGATTGACGCGCCGCCTCCCGAGGATGTCGCCGAGCGTGCTCGTCGACTCTTGACGGGGGTAGGCCGTGGCTGAACTCGAACCGCAGTCGCTCGAAGAACTCGAAGCAGCGGCCGAAGAGTACGAAGCCCTAGTTGCTGCCGGGATCGTGCTCGTTATCGCGGTCGCGGTCGAAGAAGTCGAGAACAACAGCCTGTCAACGCTGTCGGCCGCCGTGGTTGACCTCATCACGGCGCTATGGAACGAGTATGTCGACGCGACGTTGCTCCCGGCGCTCACGGTATCGATGTCGATCGCAGGCGACGACGCCGCGCGCGCACTGAGCAACGCGCTCGGCGCGCTCCCGTTCCTAGACGAACCACTCGACACGCAGCGCTATCTTGCGCAGGCGAAGAACCGGCTCGTCGGCATCGGCAATGAGTTGTGGTTCAACGCGCGCACTGCCATCGCCGAAGGGCTCGCAGAAGGCGAAGACATCCCGACGATCGCGCGTCGGGTGCGCGACGCAGCCGGAGTCACGGAACCGCGCGCGCGCGTGATCGCGCGCACGGAGTCGCACGGCGCGCGCAACACCGTGAACGCTGCGAGCGTGCGCCGCGTGAGCGCGGCCTTCGGCGCGCCGAACGCGTTCTCTCGGCGCTGGCAGGCGGCCGAGGACGCGCGCACGCGCCCGACGCACGTCGAAGCGGACGGGCAGACGGTCGCGCTGAACGAGCCCTTCCGCGTCGGCGGCGCGTCGCTCGACTTCCCCGGCGATCCGGCCGGACCACCTGAAGAAGTGATCAACTGCCGGTGCACGACGATCACGATCATCGACGTCGATGCGCTCAACACGGCGTCGGCCGACACCGTGACCCTGAACGCTGCTGCTTACCAGATTGAGGAATCCGAAATGCCGTGGTCGATTGTCGAAGGCGACGAGCGTTGCGACGCTGGTGAGTTCGCCGTCGTGAAGGACGAAGACAACGAACTCGAAGGCTGCCACGCCACGCGCGAGGATGCGGAAGCGCAGATTGCCGCGCTGAACGCCTCCGAAGCCGAAGACGGCGCGGACGCCGCCATGCCTGCCACAATGCGCAACACGGTGCCGTGGTCGGGCGTGCTCGTCGTCGAAGGAACGCCGACCGGCGACGGCCGTCAATTCGCAACGGGTGCGCTCACGTGGCCTGCGGTCGGCGAGACCGTATCACTTGAGCTTCCGCTCGGATGGATGTACGAGCGCTCGCACGGCGGCGTGGCGACTGACAAGGTCGTGAACGTCGGCCGGATCGACGCCATCACGCGCAACGGGAACGAGCTGCACGCGCGTGGCGTGCTCAATCTCGATACCGAGTGGGGTCGGCGCGCCGCTGAGCAGATGGGAACCCGCGATGATCCCGGGTTCCTTGCAGGCGTGTCGATCGACGCCGACGATCCCGAGGACCCGCAGGGGTTGAACGTCGAGTATGTCTTTCCGGACTCGTGCGCGCTCGAAGAAGCGCCCGAGGATGAAGTGCCCGGCGAAGAGTCCGACGTCGCGGCCGACATGGCGTGCATGATCCCCGAAATGGTCGTGTACCACTCGGGACGCATCCGCGCCGCGACGCTCGTCGACATCCCGGCGTACGTCGAAGCGCGGCTCTATCTCGACGAGCCGGTGCCGGAGGGTACGCCCGTCGAAGCCGACGCCGTCGCGATGCCCGTCGTCGCCTCGTCGTTCACGATGGAAATCCCCGACCTACCTCCGGCCGAGTGGTTCGCCGAGCCGCACGATGAGCCCGAGATCGGCGCGATCACGATCACGGACGAAGGACGCATCTTCGGATACCTCGCGCCGAAGCACGTCGCCCACCGTGGCATCCGGGACAAGCGCGTTACGGTGCCAATGGGGAACGTCGACTACGGCATTTGGATGAATCGCGTGACGCTCGCCGACGACGGGCGCGGCAGCTACACCCGCGTTGCGACCGGCCCGATCACGATGGACTGCGGACACGCCGTGGCGTCGCCCCGCGTCGTCGGCGCAGCGCGGCGCGAGCACTACGACAATTCGTGCTCGATCGTCGCCACCGTGCGCGTCGGCGAGAACTCGCGCGGCGTCTGGATTTCCGGCGCAGTGCTACCGGACGTCACGCCCGACCAGGTGCGCCGGATGATGGCTTGCCAGCTTTCCGGCGACTGGGGTCCGCACCGCGAGAAGCCCGGGAAGCGCGAACTCGCCGGGGCGCTGCTCGTGCCGGTGCCCGGCTTCCCGAAGCGCTCGAACGCCTTCATGAGCATGAAGGCCGGGCAGCTCGAACACGTGACGGTACCGGTTCGGTTCGGCCGGATCGTCGAGTCCGAGACGATGAGTTTCGGCGCGGATGCTGCTGCCGAGCGCATCGCGGCGTCGATCGGGCGCGACCGCGCCTCGCGTGTACATAACTTCGCTGCGGAACTCGCAGCGGTAAGGGGGAACTGACATGGCTTGCAACTGCGGAAGCAAGAAAAAGGGAACGATCAATCACTTCTCGACTGAACAGCAGGCAGCCATCGCGCGCGAGCGCGGCGGCGTCGTCGTGACGACGGCGAAGTCTCAGCAGAAAGCGCCGGAGCCCGCACAGAACTAACCGCAGATACGAAGGCTTTTCGAAAGGAACGCCTTCGAATCGATGTATGATCCGCGTATCTACCCGAATACATAGAGGGATGAAATGCCTAAGAACAGCGAAGGCGGGTTCAACCTGCCAGAGGGCACCGAAGAGCTGACTGCTCGGCTGGCGGAGATGAACGACGCCGAGCTGTCCGGGCTTCTCACGAAGCTAGGTGAGGCTTTCGACGACAAGTACGGCGACGGAACCGGGCTTACCGACGAGGCGCTGACGGAGCTGGAAACGCTCGGGAAGCAGATCAAGGCAGCTCAGGACGTCGCGACGACGCGGGATGCCGAGCGCGAAGAGCGCGACCGGCGCGCCGCCGAACTTCGCAACTCGGTTCGGCCTGCGGCCGACGCCGACGCGCAAGCCGACGAGGACAACGCCGACACGGACGGCGAGAACGCCGACGCCGAGCAGGCGGGGGAACTCGTCGCCGCGCAGGGTGACACGCCACTCGTCGCAGCCATGCAGGCCATGACGGAAACCGCGAACACGATGAAGGCGTTCGCGGCCGACTGGATTCGGCCTGAGACCGACCTGAACAAGCGCCTCCGGCTCGGCGAGATCGCCAAGTACGCGCCGGACGCCGGAGTGCACGAAGAGCGCTCCGAAGCCGTCATTGTGGCGTCGGCCGACGTTCCCGGCTTCGTGCAGGGTGGTCGCGTCGAGAACATCTACGGGCTCGCGCAGGCCATGCACGCACGCGCTCGGATGCTCCCGGTCTCGAAGACCGGTGACCCCAACATCTACCCCGTCGCGGCGCTACAGCGCGAGTTCAATTTCACGCTCAATGAGAAGTCGACGCCGTCCGAGATCAATGCCGTTCTGACGGCCGCGACCGATCTCGACATCCTCACGGCTGCCGGTGGCTGGTGTGCCCCGAGCGAGATCAGCTACGACTTCTTCAACATCGTCTGCGAAGACGGCATGATCGACCTTCCCACGGTCGGACTCAACCGGGGCGGCGTGCAGTACCCGACGTCGCCGAGCTTCGGCGACATCGTCGCGATCCCCGATATCGTGTGGGGATGGACCGAACAGGACGACATCGACGCGCTGACGTCGGATTCCGTGTTCAAGCCCTGCGTACGCGTCGAGTGCCCGACCTTCGTCGACCGTCGCGCCGACTGCTTCGGATTCTGCGTCACGGCCGGTAACCTGGTCGACTACGCATACCCCGAACTGATTGCGAACTGGCTACGCCTCGTGTTCGCGATCCGCGCGAAGGCCACGAACGCGGCGATCATCGACATCATGCTGAACGGTGGCGGATCGGGCGACCCGATCTCGGCGTCGATCCCCGTCGATCACACGGGACTGCTCGGTGCGACCACGTCGGCGCTGCTTCAGTCGATCGAGCTGTCGATCACGGACTACCGCGAGAAGTACAGCATGTGCTCTGACGCGATTCTCGAAGTCGTGCTTCCCCGGTGGGCGAACGCCGTGATCCGGGCCGACCTCGCGAACCGCGACGGTATCGACGTCTTCGGCGTCACGAACGGCATGATTGCCGACTGGTTCAACCTGCGCGGCGCTCGCGTGCAGTTCGTCGGCGACTGGCAGGTTCGCGAGCCCGGCGCAGCCGGAACCGCGACGCCGGGCGGCGCAACCGCGCTCACGGAATGGCCCGACACGCTCGACTACATGGTGTTCGCGCCCGGCACGTTCGTGCGCGGCAACAGCATGTCGCTCGATCTCGGCGTGACGCGCGACTCCGTGCTGAACGCGACGAACGACCACACGGCGGCGTGGGCCGAGGACTGTTTCGCGATCCTGAAGCCGGGACACGAGTCCCGCGTCGTGACGGTCGCGCTCTGCCCATCGGGTGAGATCGGCGCTCGCTCGATCACCTGCGCAGGCTCGTAAGCAGTCGTGACGACAGTGATCAGCACGAAGGGAGGTGAACGGTAGTGGCACGCGGACGATACCCGCTCGGTAGCGCATTCCTGCCGTTCACCACCCCGCAGTTCGATCTATTGTCGACGGCGACACAGCTCGATCCACCGGACGCACGGTGGAAGATGGGAATCACGTGGGAACCGCTCTGCCCCGAGTCGAGCGGCACGTACGATCCCTGCACGGCCGTCGTCGACAACGCCGAAGCACCGGGCGAAGCTACCAATGCGCCCGCGCCGCCTGAGAAGGCAGCTACGACCGAATGGCAGATTCGCGGCGCGACGGCCTTCACGGCGTACTCGCGCATCGACTGCTCGCCGGTCGGACAGTGGAGCGACCTTTCGGCAACGAATCAGCAGGCACTCATTCGATCGGAATCGCGCTTCGTCGAAACGGCTTTCTGGTCGGGCGCGGCCGGTGG